CAGGCTTCTCCCGGAGCGTCCGCTCGAACGCGCCGCGCACGATGATCTCGTGGGCGTATCCGATCGGGTACGCGGTCTCGGTCACGCTCGCGTAGCCGCGGAGGATCTCCCGGCCATCGTCACCACGCACTTCCATCGCCTGCCCGTAGCGTCGCTCCATGATGTCGCCTCCTGCGCGGTCTACGCGCTCGAGAATGTTCGTGGCCCACGAGCGGCCCGCGTCGCCTCCCCAGAGTGCCCACGCGATCCGGCCGGCCGACGGGAAGCCTTCCTCGCCCGGTGCCCAACCTTGGCCTTGCTTGTCCACCTCGTGCCGCGCGAAGTACGAGGCCATGCGCTGCACCGTGTCGATCGAGAGCGCGCGCCCGTTGGCGATGTCACGCGCTCGGGCGACTCCGATCTCCGTCCCGCCACGACCGTGCTCGCGCCGCCACGCGAGGCCACGCTCGGCCTCCTCGCGCATCCCGGCGGTCGGCTCGAAGGAGTCATTCACCCTCGACCTCCGTGCACATCGAGATTGCGATCGCGACCGCCTGATCCTGATCGTATCCCTCTTCGAGGAGCCGACCGATCTTGCCGCTCACGCACTCCTGAACCTCGGGCGAGAGATCGGCGAGCCGCTTCGACTTGCGCTTCGCGTAGCGGCCCTTCGAGTCCCGAGCGGTCGGAGCCGTAGCCGGCACGGGAGCCGGGGCCGTGAGCGGCGACTGGTCGCCCGCCTTGCCGGCGTTCGGATCGACGATCGCCAGGTTCACGGGCGCGCGAGCCGCATCGCCGCCGTCGATCGGCGCGTAGTTCTCACGCTCGCGTACCTCGTTGATCGTGAGGAAGCCATTGTTCAGCGCGGTCGAGTACGCCGCGAATCGCGACGCTAGGTCGCCTCGGAGGAGCGCGTCGAACGAGATGTGCGTCTCGATCGGCTCGCCCTCGCGCACGAGCTTGCGCGCGCATTCCTCCTCGAACCGCGAGGCCCAGTTCGCGAGGCAATGCTTCACGAACTCGGCATCGGCCTGCTCGGCACTCGCGTACGAGGTCTTCGTCGCGTCGCCGACCATGTGCACGGGGACATTGAACGCGGCCGCGATCTGCGACCGACAGAACGAGCGCAGTTCGACGAGTTTCGCTTCCTCGGGATCGACCGAGACCTTCTCCCACGAGTAGCCGCTTTCCAGGATCGCCACGCGGCCGGCGTTCTCCGCGCCTCCCGTGATCGATTGCCACGACTGGCGGAGCCGCTTGAGTGCCTCTTCGGTGAGCGTGCCCGTCACCTTGATGAGGCCGGCAGGCCGTGCGCCGTTGCGGAAGAACGAAGCGACGAACTTCTCCGCCTCGAGTTCCACGCCGATGATGTTCCGCACGAGATAGATCGGAGTCTCGCCGAGGAGACCGTCGAGGCTCGGAGCTCGGAGGTGAAATATGTCGTACGCCTGCCACACCTGATCGGTGCTCTTCGACACGCCCCAACGAGCCGAGGTGTACGAGTAGACGGGCATCCCGTCCGGGCCGCGAGAGACCTCGACCGAGTCCGCGCGCAACTTGTGCAGGCCGACCACGCGGCCGACAGCGTCGCGCTCGATCACGGCATAGGCGTTCCCGTAAAGGAGGCAGTCGAGGAGCATCGACTCGCGCCAGACCATCGCACCCATGTACGGGTTCGGCTCGATGTTCAGGAGCCGATAGAGCGGATGCTCGCGAGCGGGAACCGGGATCCCTCCCTCCCGGCGCATCACTCGCCACTCCATCCGCGCCACGCTCTGGGAGATGAGCCGCGTGCAGGCGTAGACCGTCGGAGCCTCCCTCGCGGCCTCCGGCGTGATCGAGCGTCCCGTGTCGGCGTAGGTCGAGATGTACGCCTGCGCCCCGCCCGGAGGCTGTCCGATCGGCGAGCGGTCGATCACCGCGCGCTCTTCGAGCGTCGGCTCGGGAGTCGGGGCGGGTCGGCGGAACCAGTCGATCAGAGCCATAGGATTCCTCTCTCGGCGTACGGTGTCGCTTGTGATACCGTCGGCGCGGCATCGAGTGCTACCGCGAGTGCCACGATTCCCGCGACCACGGGGTCGATCTTCTCCGTCGAGCGTCGCTTGCTCGGCCTCGGGTTCGAGTTCGCGTCGAGTTCGACCACGCAGTTAGACATCGCCCAAGTGAGCACCGGGTTGCCGTCGTGCCGGAGCCGATGGTTGGTCACCATCGCCTCCCATCGCTTCGTCGGCTCGGCCATGTAGTAGTACGACTGGGGCACGCGCTTGAGCCGCAGGCCGTCCGCTTCGAGTTGCTGCGCGAGGCCGCTCGCGTTGTACGGGTCGTACCCGACCGCCTGCACCTTGTGCTCGCCGACGATCCGCAGGATCTCCCGCCGCACGAACTCGTAATCGGTCGCGTCGCCCGGTGTAAGCCTCATATGCCCCTGCCGGCTCCAGTCGAGATAGGGCACCTTGTCCCGCTTCTGCCGCCGCTGCGCGCCTTCCTCGGGCGCAAATGCCCACGAGCGCACCCACGCCTCGTCCTTGTCGAGCCAGACCGCCGTGAGCGCGGTGAGGTCGCTCGTTTCGCCCAAGTCGATCCCGAGGTAGCACGGGAGGCCGGCGAGCCGGGACTCGTCGAAGTCCAGTCGGCACTTGTCCCAATCCGCCATGCGGAGCCATCGGTTCGACGCGCTCACATGTTGGCAGAGGTAGTAGGTTCGGAACGGGGTTTCCATCGAGGGCTGCTCTTGCGCCTCCTTGCACTTCTCGGCGTAGTACCCCTCGTGCACCGTGTGCCCGAGACTCGGCGCGCACTTGCGCCAGGTCTCTGGACTCGTCCAATCGTCGCCCTCGCTCGCCGAGTAGACCACGGGCAAGAAGTACGGGTTGTCGATCACGCGGTCGCGCACCTTGAGCGCGTAGTCGTACATCTCGAACTCCAGACTCTCGCGGAGCGTGCCGGCGGTCGTGATCGTCACGAGCATCGGTTGCCGGCGCGCGCCGACGCTCGTCTCGATCGCCTCCCACAGCTCGCGCCGATTCTCCATCGCGTGCACCTCGTCCGCGATGCACGCGCTCGTATTCAGGCCGTGCGCGCTCGGAGCCTCGCTCGACATCACCTTGTACACGCCTGCCGTGCTCGGCACGATCACGCGGTGCTGATAGACCTCGGTGCGGCTCTCAAGCATCGGCTCGGAGCGCACCATGCGCTTCGCCGCCTCGAGGCATCGCCCCGCCTGCGCGCGGTCGGCCGCGATCGAGATCACCTCGGGCGTAGGCTCATCGTCGGCGAGAAGGTGATACAGCGCGAGGGCCGCTCCGAGTTCGGTCTTGCCACACTTGCGCGGGACAAGGATGTGGACGCGACGATACCGCCTCGTGCCGTCCGGGCGCATCCACCCGTAGGCGTTCGCGATCACCGCCTTCTGCCACGGGAGCAGCGTGAACGGTAGGCCGGCCCAAGTGCTCGTGGTGAGTTTGCACGCGGTCTCGATGAATCGGATCACATGGAGCGCGGCCTGCTCGTCGAAGGTGCAGTTGCCTGCGGTCGCGATCGCGTCATAGCCGGGGATCGTGTTCCACTTCGCGGCCGGATGCTCGGCCGGCTTCTTGGCGCGAGGCTTACGCGCCACGCTCGGCCTTCTTGCCCGTGAGCGTCTCCCACCGCTTTACGATCACATCGCAGTAGGCCGGCGAGATCTCCATCCCGTAGCACTTGCGGCCCAGTTGCTCGGCGGCGATGAGCGTCGTGCCGGAGCCGAGGAACGGGTCGTAGACAATCTCACCTTGCAGCGATCCGTCGTTCACTGCTTGCGCCCAGAGGGCGATTGGCTTCATCGTAGGATGCTCTCGGTTTGCCTTGGGCCTCTCGTACTTCCAGAGCGTTGTCCTAGTGCGATCGGTGTTTCTGTGTCGGTCGCCGGGAATCCATCCGAAAAGGATCGGCTCGTGCTGGTAATGGTACTCGCTGTGGCCCAAAACCATTGAGTCCTTGGCCCACACCATGATCTGCCGAAGGATGCCTCGTCGCTTCCAATCGTCAGCGAAGAGAATATGCAACGGGCCCGGCGGCACCGTTGCATACCAGTATGACCCTGATCGGCAGTTTTTCTCGGCGTTGTCGAAGGCAGCGACTACGAGAGCCTTGAGGTCTTCCTCGCCAAGCGAGTCATTCTCAACCTTGAGAGCGTCTTTCGTCTTGCCAATGTAGGAGACTCCGTACGGCGGGTCTGTCAGGCACAGATCAGCCTTCGTCCCCGCCATCAGCCGCTCCACATCCTCCGCCTTCGTCGAGTCTCCGCAGAGCAGGCGATGCTCTCCAAGCACCCACAAGTCGCCCGGCTTTGTGATCGGATCGACGGGCGGCTCGGGCACTTCGTCCTCCTCAACTTCCGCCGGCCCAGACATCGCCTCTAGTTCCTTCTCGTCGAACCCGGTCGCGGCGAGTAGTTCCTCGTCCTCGATCTGGAGCGCGGCGAGTTGCTGCGCGAGCGACTCCTCGTCCCACTCCGCGAGCTCGGCCGTCCGGTTGTCGGCGATCGCGTAGGCCGTCGCCTCGGCTCCCGTTAGGTGCGAGCGCACGATGTCGATCATGCTCCACCCGAGCGATCGAGCCGCCGCGAGCGTGCCGTTGCCGGCGATCACCACGCCGTCCCGACCGACCACGATCGGCTTCTGCTGTCCGAACCGGGCGAGGCTCGCCTTGATCGAGTCCAGGTTCCGCTCGTTGTGCTTGCGGACATTCGCGGGATCGTTGAGCAGCGTCGAGACCTCGACGCGCTCGACCTCAAGCCCCCGGTCTACGGCGGGAGAAGATGTCTTGGACTTGATCATCTGGTGCTTGCTCCTTTGCCGCGCCGATGCGGGCGCGACCTACGGGACTCAATCCGAACTCACTCAACATCCGCCGGAGTCGCTCGCCGTGTTCCGCCAAGATCGCGCTGTATGGGTTGCGCTTCAGCAGGCGGAGCGAGCCGTCCTTGTTCTTCAGCGGGATCACCTCGCCGAGTTTGATGACCTTCTCGCGGGCCGAGAGGTACCGAGACCATGTGTCGCACATCAGCGCGAGCGCGTCCCGGTCTCCGCTCGATAGGATCTTCATCGCGGCGATGCGCGGGAGCCAGTCGGCCCACGCCGCACGGCCGACATCGTCGAGCCACGACGGACACTCGGGGAGAACCTCGTCGCTCGGTGGCTCGGCGCGCTCGCGAGCCGCCGCGAGTTCGCTCCCGGCGAGTCGCAGGGATTTGGCAGGTTTAGGTGCAGGGCCGCGTAGTCCCATTGTCAATACAAAATCCTAGAAAACCGTCCGAATCGCGTACGCGCGGGCGCTAGGGGATATCCGTCCA